CTAATAATTTCTTCATTTACTAAACTGATCCACCTTTTACATAATATTGCCCCAGCAGATTGTATTAAGAAGTTGAGAGCAGAATGAGTAGAACGGACAGGAATATGTCTACCATCCAGACCTTTTAAAAACTTCTTCTTCTCTAGTGACCTAGCAATATTATTATTCAAGCTAGAGAATCCAGTAATATTACTCATGAACTTATCTTTAAGTTTCTTACCTTCTTCTTTACCACCACCAATGATAGACCCTATTTTCTGTGATCCAGCACCATAAAGTAGAGCATAGATAAATGTTTTTGCTTGGTCCCTAGTTTCTAGTCCAGCAGACTTCTGGTTTTCAGTATGTATATCACTTTCTACTACTTTCTTACCATAGGAACCATTGTCATACTTTGCTAAATAGTGAGACAATACCCTTAGTTCCAATGAGGACATATCTATACCAATAAACTTGTGTCCCTTGTCTGGTATAAACAACTCCCTACATTCTTTACCAAAAGGTGAACGAGTAGCAGGAACTTGTCCTAGATTAGGATGAGTATGGGTTGCCCTAGATGTATATGTACCAAGAGGATTAGTTCGGTTGTGTATGATGTAACTACCATTCTCTTTATTAGCCAACTTCAACCATGCTTGTTTACCTTCACTAATTTGAGCTATTCTTTTTTGTAGTAGTAAGTAGTCTGCTATCATTAGTGCTTCTGGTGTACCTAGTTCCCTTAGTACAACTTCATCTACTATAGGATGACCCAAAGGTGTTTTCTTAGTAGGTTCCCATCCTCTTTCTATTAAAACTCTGGCTATATGCTGTCTGGACCTAGGATTAAAATTTACATTCTTGATCTTGGTATAATCTTTTTTCTTCCTTGTCCTACCTTCTCCATTATTAACAATCCAAGATCCAAACTCATCCTTCAGCTTATCCTCAAAGCCTACTCGTTTTAGTGATAGTTTTTCTTCTAGTGCTTTTGCATCCTTCTTATTAAATCTGACACCAGTAAACCTCATATCAGAACATATAAGTTGCATAGAATGCTCTAGTCGTACAGCATCTTGTACACCAGAGTCTTTCATCTTCTTCTTTAACTTCTCATACAACTTAAAGTTTAGTTTTACATCATTGATGCAGTAGTTAAGCATATCCTCAGAGTATACCCCAAAGTTACTACACTCCATCTTAGGGAAGTTTAACTCTTTACCCCAACTATCAAGACTGTGAAACTCTCTAGTAGGAAAAAGCAGTCTAGAAATAGTAAGAGTATCCCTAGGTAATGCTTTAGGAACCCAATTGTAGATTTTGTTTATAAAAGGAATGTCAAAATCAATTATGTTATGACCAACGACTATTTTAGCAGAGTCTAGGTATTCTATTCCTGCTTCTATTTCATCTGGACCAAATGATTTTATCTCCCATGTCTCAGCATCCATAGTAACGATGCAATGAATAACTTTTCCCTGCTCATAAAAGTTATCTGTCTCAATATCAAAAATCAGCGTCTTCTTCTTCTTCATCAAAATTTATCTCTTCTAATGTCTCAAATAATCTTCCTGTCTCAGGTGTATACCTAAGTACAGAACAAGCACCTTCTTCCCCTGAATATCTATTTTTTAATACACGTACTGTAGTTAAGTGCTTGTCTTTCCCTTGTTTGTCCCTTTCTAACGCTATGCACATATCTGATAACTGAGCTATAGCCTGACTTCCCCTTAAATGATTTAATCCTACTCTTTCACCTTCTTCATGTCCTTTGCCCCCATTGGTTCTTTTTAAATGCGATACCAGCAATAACGCACATTGGGTATCCTCAACGAAATCCCGTAGGTTGGTCATGAGGTTATCTATTTTCCTTCTCTCGTCACCTTCCCCATCTCCTGAGACAATAATAGAAATGTGGTCAAGGATAATTAACTTACAGTCGTATCCTTTTACAAAATGACGGAGTTTATCCTTAATACTGTCTTCTGAGGAACTACCCCAATGCTTATCAAATACAACGTTGTTTCCAAGATCAAGATCCTTGTACCATTTTTCCCATTCTTTTAAATCTCTTTCTTCTTGTGATTGTAAATGAAGTGGTTCATTAGCATGAAGAGCAAGTAAACCAATAGCAGAACGCTTAGTGTTTTCCTCTAGTGCATAGTAGGCAACTTTATGTCCTTGTAGGATAGTGTTGTATGCTACTTCTCTACAAAACTGTGACTTACCTACTCCTGTTCCAGCAGTAATACAAACTATCTCACCACAACGTATACCCCTAGTCATCTCATCTAACTTAGGGAATGGGTAAGGAATACTTACTTCATCATGTACTTTTATTATTTCTTCCCATATTTCATCCCCTGTTACTATTCCCTCTGGTTTATGAGGTTTAGCATTGTAGATTGCTTGCATGAGATCCTGTTGCCTGTTTTGCATCAGCAACTCATTAGCATCTTTCTCAGGAAGTTGAGCTATCTTACATTTACCATAGGATAATAGTTCTGCTACTTTTTTTGTTGCTTTATCCCCAGCTTCATCAGCATCAAAACAGAGTATTACTTCAGGAAATGATTCAACCCATTCTAAGTTTTCTTTTATTTGTGTTACTGCATTACCAGCACCTTTAGTTATAGATACTACTGGTCTTTTAAAGTTAAATACTTGTGCTACAGAAAGACAATCAATCTCTCCCTCTGTTATTATCAGAGGTTGAGGGTAGTTCAGGTTCTTTTGTGGTTGGAACTTGTTCTGACCAAAGAGAAGAGAGGTCTTCCCCCTCCATTTGAAATCCCTGTTCAACCCCCTCGTCTTCTGGGCGATGTCTACTCCGTTCTCTGTAAAGCTGATTACTGCTGTTTTTACCCCGTCTAATAATGTTTTTTGGTAATCGTAGAATCGGCACGTTTCCTCTGTTATTTTTCGTTTAGGTAAATCTTCATAGAATAACTGATCCCTAGGAATTAAATTTAGTTTCTTCTTAGGTTTCTGTTCTACTGCTTCTACTGTATCTCCATCCATTGTTCCCCTTTTTTCACAAGTCCAGCACCAAGTGCTACCATCGTCATAAACTGATTTGTTATCTACACTACCACATGAATCACAACCTACATTCTTAACCCAACTAGCTTCTTTATAAGGATGTTTACCCATTAAAATAATCCTCTACATCGAAGTATGGTTTTTCCTCATCTTTAAGTAATTGATCCTGACCTATAACCCTTGCATCTGGATATACTCTTTTAAGATGAGAAGTAAGAAGTAGTAATGAATCTAATTGCTCTTCAAAATAACTTTGATCTGTAGGTATACCTTCTAAGTTTCTACCACCTACCAAAGTTATACATACAGAAGACTCATCGTAACCCCAAGTGTGACTACCATGTTCTTCTATTTCCCTACCCTTTTGTATTTCCCCAAATTTATCTATAAGAAAATGACAACCTACAGAAATCCATCCTAATGCTCTATGCAGTCTATCTAATTGTACAATGTCTAGTAGTTTGTCAGGTTTAGTATCAGTACAAGTAACAATAATAAAATCAGTCTGATTCCTTTTCTTTATATTCACCAAACCATGAGGTAGGTACTCTTTTATGTGCATACTTGAATCCATGTTTCTCAGCCCATTGTTGGTTCGTTCTTCTAGATCCTTGGTATCGTTGATTAAGATTCATGAATACAAACCTTAAATCTATCTCTGGATATTGTTTTTTAAAGTTCTCGTACTTTCTTCTACTTTCTGCTCTTAGAAAACCTTTGATCTCTACATAGATACCATTAGGTAAAACTAAGTCAGGTGTATAAGTAGTAGGGATGTCTACACTAAACTTACATGGTTCGTATACACACCCCTTTTGCGGTAATGCGTTAAATACCTGCTCTTCAAAAGATGACCTAAAAATCGTCTTCTTCTTCAAAGATTGTTTCTTTCCCCTCTTCCTTGTATTCAAACCCTTCTTCCTCTTCAAATCCAAATCCATCTGAATTAGCTGAGTAAGGTACATGGTTAATTACTTGTACTGCCATTGGAATTAGGGACACACCACAACCAGTTCCAGCAACACTCCAAGTTCTAGTTTTATAAGCAATCTTGACAATAGAACCATTGCCGATACTAAAATCAGGATCAGTAATAACAATACCTTTAGCATCTACTACTGTAGGCTTCTGAGTAATGACATCACCTTTCCTAGTTTCGTACTTAGCCTTCATCTTAAACTTGAAAGCAATACCATCTTCTTGTCCATCTACTTCATTTACTTTGTAAGGTGGATTTGCTTTCTTCGGCTTCTTACCATCTACTGTGTGTTCTGCAACAGCATCTGTAATATACTGATCAACAATAGATTTAAACTCTTCTGCTTCTTTACCTTTTAAAACAAGGTTCCCTTCATACACTCCTTGCGGATTATAATTAGTCTCTGGTCTTATCATCTTTAACCAGAGTGCTTCACCTTTTGGTGTTTTCTCTAATTGTTTCATTTCACTTCCTATGCGAAAAAGAATGGTGAATCCCTCACCAGATTAATATCCAAGTTCCCCCTCTCTGGTGGACTTGGTAATGCACTCTCTGGTACTACCATTGAGGCATCCTTTAGAAACTCCTCACATACATCCCATTGTTCGTACATCTCAACAAAGGACTCACGTAAGAGCTTCTGCATTAATGGCATTTGTGCCACTAAAGACCCATAACTGTCATGAATCATCGTCACTTGATTTAAATCATGTTCTCTACATTTCTGTAAAGTAAGAGTAAGATGACTCGCATCCATACTATGAATAAAATTAGGTGGTGTAGCGTTACCAGTTTTCCAACTATCCTGTTTACTACCTATTGGGTTACCTTGGATATTAGCCATAATTAATTTACCATCCAGTACAGTCCTTATTTTTCTAGATCGAACCTCTGGATAATTTTGTACTACTACAAAACCACTTGGGGTTCTCCATTGTACTGGTACTTTCTGTTTTATAATCTGTCTTGCTACTGATTTAATCCATTGCATTCCATTAGTGGCTGCTTTTACTTTTACTTTAAGTGCATCTTGTATTTTACTTACTAACCAACGTGATTCTTTGAATGCATCTGTTACTCTTACACCATTATTAAAAGGCCATTCTACTTCTCCTGCATACTCTATTACATAACCATTTATGTATTCGGTAAACATGTGAGGTGTACCACCATACGGGAAGGTCATAACTATTTTCTTCAGCATGGATCTATCTATAAGATCACTCTTTAACCAATCCCTTGCTAAAGGTTCATTAGATTCTTTTAGTATGGCTTTAACTTCATCTGCTACTTCTTGGTATAGGTCTTGTGGATTATTGGTATAGGTAAGGTTGCAATAGTGAGCAGTTTCTTCATCACCTAACATAGCAGAGTAATGCTGGATACCATTCTGACTACCATCGGTATGTACCCAATAAAAACTCTTGTACCCTAGTCCATTAGTTTTGTACTTTCTCCACTCTTTACAGAATGCTAGAAACTGCCAAGGTTCATCTGCATCAGTCCACCATTTAAAATCAAAAGGTGCTTTAGCACTCTCTATGATCTGATCAGTATGATGGTTAATCCACTTAACTCTGTTCTCCATTGTAGTCTTATCAAACCCATACAAGTTTGCTCCTGCTATAGCTAAAGCATTAACTTGTTCATCTTCTGTAACAGGCATCCCTACTGCACTCTGTAGAAGGGATTTAGACCAATCTGGACCTTGGGGATGTAGGAAGTTGTGCATGAGGTAATATCTACCTCTGTAATCACATTGGGCTACATAATTAAACTGTTTGTGTTGCATTAAATCTTTAGCCATTTGCAACCCTCTAACAAACTGCAACCTTCTGCTATACATCTGATTGTTTTTCCTCATCAGCATGGCATAAGGTTTAGCCCATTTTTCCCATATTTCTTTTTGTTCTTCTGTTAGAGTTTTCTTTTGTGTTCCTGGGTATGGACATTGTGGTAAGTCATAAGGTTTATTAGGAGGTATTCCTTCCCACTCTGCACCACTATCGTAAGCCTTCTGCATCAACTCATACATTGGTATGTTGATAGCAAACTCTGTCCTCTGCATTTGATTTAAAGCATCGTATACAAGGGGCATACTTACATTATCTAAATCTTGATACCCTGTCTTTTTATGTAACTTAATTGCACGTAGTCCTTTTAGTTGACTAGTGTAATAACCACCACCTAATGTTTTCTCTTGCCAATCTCTAGGTGTTACTACACATGGCATATACTGAGTAGCTATGTTTTCTCTATGCCTTTCCAACTTCTCTATCCATTCAAGAGCAGAAGGATTGGGAACCAACATATTAATGGTTTTTCTTTTATTGACATAGTTAGGAACTATATTAACTAACCCTGTTTCCCTGTGTATAAGATGAATTAGAATTTTACCCAACATAATCTTATCAGCATCTTCTAATGTAAGATCATGTAGGTTTAATTGGGTCTTTCTAGAAAGCAACCAAGTCATAGCATTCTTTTGTCTATAACGTGGATTACGTTTCTGATGTTCTGACTCTAAAACCCTCTTAAAATAATTTGGATTCTCTGTACGGAAGGTACGTAACCTATGTTCATCTTGTATAGCATTACCTATGGTCCTTGCTACACGATATTCTGGATGGGATTGGGATAAACCATCTAGCGTACATATAAGTGCTAGATAGGCTATTGTTTCATCTTCTAGTTCAAGAGATTCAACAACTTCTATGAGGTGAGTAGCGTAAGCTGGTTTACCAGTTTTACGTTTATCTATCCATTTTCTAAAAGCATTAGAAATAGGTTGTACTGCTTCTGACATAATGTAACGTACAGAGGGGAGTCTAGTCCATGACTCTTGATCTTTAGCATCCTTGCTAACCCTCTGGTAACGTCTTTTACCTAACCTCTTACCTTCTAGTTCAAGGTTAAGTTGTTTCTCTAGTACGTTTTGATACATAATTCCCAGACTTCCTGTCAAGAATTAATTCATCTACTATTTTAAGTGCTTCTACTTCTAAATTTATTCTTGCAATAGCAATAAACTTATTACTACAAGAACATTCAATAATACTAGTACCAGAATGTTCCCTGTTTTCTATATGCCTCCTACCACAATGGGGACATTTGCTTTCTACTCTCATTGTACTCCATACATGCTACACATATTATGTGTTCATCTAGTTTATTACTGGTTAGTCTTTTACATTCTTTACATGGTAGAAAACTTTGGTTACCCAATAGTTGTTTCCTCATAAACCGCTGGTTTAAAGTTTCGGTCATAGTCATCTCTCTCTGCTTGTTGTATTTGTAATTCTTCTTTCTTATCATAAATCATCTGTACACAAGCAGAATAACCAGCAAGATCAACCAAGTTATCTTCTTTATGTCTATATATTTCTCTGGCTATTTTCATACCAGCTAACATAAGTGCTACTTTCTCAGGTGGTACTGGATCTGTATCAAGTATTACACCCCAAATAGTTCCTATTCTTTGACAATTTTCCAATGGGTGATCATAAGCCCATTGTCGATCACCATTAACTAGTCTTTCTGCTTGTTTGTTTACGCTTTCTGCCATTATATTTCCTGAGTAATACTAAATATTCATCTTGTAATATACTGCACCAATCTTTTAGTACATCTAACTTATGTAATTCATCTGAATTTTCAAAATCCTTAGACCATCTAACACTTCCGTATGAATCATTGAAAACTAACCTTACTGGATTATATTTTGTCATATCATCCCTCTATTAATTTAAATTAAATGGGCAAGGTAAAGCTCCACACTTTATTCAATTTGAACCCAACCTATGCGTTGTTAAGTAAAAATAGATCCTTGCCCATTTCATACTGCTTCATAGTACAAAGCAGTTAAGTCTTTCATAAATTGTTTATCGTACTTAGCTACTTGATTAACTGGTACAAACTTATGTTTAACCTCACCATCAACTAATACATCTACTCTTTTTTGACCTTTGTTCTTTGGTGGTCTACCTATACACGCTTTTAGATGGTTTTCCCTTCTCTTTTTTTCACTCTTTCGCATTCTTTTATATACAATTGGGTTTAGCTCTTTTTTGAGACACCCACATGACTTTGTATTTAAAGAATTGACTGCTTGCTGGTATAACTTTTTATAGTTACCACAACTACACTTATATAAGTTTATTCTGCTACCATTCTTGTCCCTATGAGAGAAACGAACGCAAGTAAGTCTACTACCAGCTACACGACCAGTTAGTTGACCACTATCGTTAGGATGCACTTACATCCTCATTAGTTAAATGGTCCTGCTTAACAATGCCATGTTTCCTAACACTATCAAAGGTCCAGCTATATACTTTGTAATACTCAGATCCAGCTACTAACTTTTGACTGAAATCATCAGATAAAGCAGGAAGTTTAGTAATGGTTCCACCTTTACTTTTATATGCTTCTACTGCTTTATTAACTTGTTCTCTGGAGATTAATTGACCCTTGCGTACCCTCTTGTGGGCTAATGCCCTACTAGCGAAAGTATTTTGCCCCATAACCCTCTTAATATAATCTTGCAGAAGTGCAAGTATGTGAAGTAATGTCGAACTAGCAGTAATGGCAAAAGCGGAAACTTAGTTGTCGCTTGAGATGTAAACTGGAAGTTCGTAGATATGAAAAAACACCATGGCACAAGCTAATTTACTTGTCAACCCCTTCATCCATCTTTTTTATTTTTTCTTCTATTGCTTGCTCTACAAAAGTTTTAAGAGGTATATCTAACTGATTTTTCAGCATAAACATTTTAGTTTCTCTTACGAGTTTTCGGGATAACACTACATTGATAACCGAATTTCTGTATTCATCTTGCATTATTTTCACATACTCCTATGGTTATAGATCCTACCTATAGATCCTTTCTATAGTTGGGAATTAGAGAGAGAGGGGTGCGTGAGAAACACCCCTCAACTTCCTACATTATGTTAAGTGCTTCCGCTTTGTTCAAAGCATCCTCTGCACTAATATTCAAATAAAGAGAAGTAGAAGCAACATTAGAATGCCCTAATAGTTGTCTACACGTTTCTATATCCCTAGTTTTACCATATACAATACTAGGTTTGGTTCTACGTAAGCTATGACTAGAATACAGTTCCCAATCTAATCCTGCTTTGTAGGCTATTTCTTTTACTATATTCCGATACATCTTATCACTAAGAGGTTTCAGGTTACCCAGCTTGTCCGTTGCTCTACTTGGGAACAAAGGCTCATTGCTTTCTAGTTTTCGGGTTCTTACCCATCGATCTACCAGATCCATAGTGAACTCTGATAGTCTACATGAAACTCGTCTAGATGTTTTCTTCTGCTTGATCTCTATGTTCTTGCGAACTCTACCATGAGAATCAATTAAATCTTTTACCCTAAGATTTATTAAATCAACACATCTAAGACAAGTGTCAACATGGACACAAAATAAAAGTTGGTTTCTACCATGCAGGTTAGCACGTATCGCAAGGATCTGTTCCTGTGTAAAAGGCTTTTTTTGAGGCATTTTCTTGAGCTAGTTGAGAGATTAGAGAGAATAAATAGTTTTCGGGTTGAAGTTTTCGGGGTGGAGGATGTTTGTAGGTATGTGCTTTTGTCCTTCTGCGATTTGCCCCTCTATGATTATTTTGTCTAAATTTCATAAATAAATTCTGTAGATGAGATTTAGTTTTCGGGCATCCTGCCAAGTTTTCGGGTCCATCCCTTAATTACACTCCAGAGAATGCAATTAAAAAAGAGATCAGATTAGAAAAAAATATAAAAATATTGTCAAGAAAAAAATTAATTTAGTAGATACGAAACCCTTGAAACATACGAATATTATACCATGTTCCAAGGGTCTGAGGAAGGAAAAGAGAAATGAATTATCCTAAATCGAAATAAACTTTTATTTCAGTTAATTCCCGCTCTCCAGATTTGAGTAAAGCAGATTTAAAAAGTTTATCGTCAATGTAAAAATGAAAACTTCGATCACCATTTGGTAGATCCCTGCACGTTGTACGATGAGACAGAAAATGATGAGAGTTTTTTGAACTAGTTCCTACTCTTATTTCTGTATCAGAATGTTTTTTAATTCCAAAACTTTTGTTTCCTGTTCCTCTGCCATGATTAGCATAGGCACAAGAATCAATCTTACACCAGATTGGATATTGTCGCATAGCATCCTTTTAATTGAGAATTAGAGAGTTTTTAAAATGGTCTGAGAATAGACCTTATTGACCTATCATCAATGACAGATCAAAAAATTCAATTCTCAGTAGAAACAAAAAACCCCAGAGAATACAATTAGATTCCCTAGGGTTTGAATTAAATAGAATTTGGTATGAATTAGAATTCACCCCTCATGAATGGTTCATCTACTTGTGGAACTTCTAACCTACCATCATTTACATATACATAATTTCGAGTAATTCTATTTTTAAAAGGAATTAAACCTTTCAGATTATCTGTCATTAACATGAATTCTTTATAATCTAAATGCTTGTAATGTTCGCTTTCTTCTATTGCTTTTTCCAGTTCCCAAAAAGCTACTTCAATTGTTACTTTATCCATTATCTTGCTCAATAAAAGGTTTTGTATATTTCTGGTATAGATCCCTTTCAATGCGGATCAATTCGCCAATGATTCCCAAACCTAAAATTACTGTTGAGATTAAAATTATGATTTCGAGTTTCCTTTGCATGATTGTACCTTTGAGAGAATTAGAGAGAACCCTAGGATTTAAAAGAAAACCCTAGGGATGAAATTAAACTAGTTATACTTAGTGCATTTGCCGTAAAGTAATTCCATTTTAAGTTTACCATTCTTTACTTTGAGTGAATGGTTTTCTCTTTCTAATCTAGTTATTCTTTCCATGCTGGAAATTACATTATTGATCAGAAGTTTATTTTGTGTAATGGCTCGCATTTCAGTTGACATAAATACCTTTCATATAATGAGAATTAGAGAGAACTAGGGAACCTTAATTGATTCCCTAGGTAATGAAATAAGATTAAGCAGGGAAAGCCCGAACGGATTTGCCTACAAGTTGAGGTGCAAATTTATCTTTAGCACCAGATATAACTGTATCAATGTCGAGATTATCAGCATCAGCTTTAAATCTCTTTTCAGCATCTGTTCTAGTTGATGCTTCTATTTCTACTGTACTACGTACAATCTGCTTGCATTCAAATTCAACCAAGAATTTTTTTAAACCTGAAGCTACTGTTTCGAGTGCTTCTACTTTTTCTTCTACTTTATCTTTTCCCATAATATTCCTTTTGATATGAGAATTAGAGAGAATCAGAATAAATTAATTTTTACCCTGAGAACACAACTATAGTTAATTGTGTTCTTCGGATACCCTAGGACCATAAATCGGAAAAGATCAGATGAAACTTTCAACGCTATTATAATCCTAGGGAATGAATTAAAGTTATGCTGTTTCCATTTCTTCCAATCTTTCTTGCATTTCTAAATTTGATCTCTCTTGATCATTTAGATCACTTGGCATTTCTGAAACTGGCATTGTCTCAAACTCATCATCACTCAATTCAATAATACTACTTGTGTCCAAGTTAACTATATTATCCATCATTCCGCATAGTTTTATGTTTCGAGTAGTGACTTGATCAAGATTCTTATAGCACTTAAAACTTTCTGTAAAAGCATTATTAAGTGACCATAAGGTTCTAGGTTTGAATTCGTCATGAGTTGAACTTTGTGAATCTTCTGTCATACGCCATTCATTTAAAACCTTGTAAAGGTTAGAAGGTGATAAAACACCAGCATCACAAGCACGTACACAAAAATCATGAACCCATGAATCACTTTCTACTTTTCTGCTTTTATATGCTTCTATTCTTTGATCATTAATATCATCTAAGAATTTAAGTTGTTCTACTGCTTTAAGAATTAAATTAGGCAAACGTAGGAATATATTTTTTGTGTGCCTTGTTTTTACTACAATCTCACCAGAAAAAATAAGATTAGAACAAACTGTGATCCTAGATCCACCAGCTAATGCAACTGGGAATTTTTTGTCATGGGAATTTCGATAGGCAATAATACTTTTATAATCTGCATTATGCTTATCATAATAAACGTCACAAATCCCAAACATCCGATTATGATCATGAGTTGTGCCTTGTGTAAAATTACTTAGCTCAATTCCAATATTATTAGCACTCTCTGTGATGTATTTAAGGACATCACTATGTGGAACAGTTTGATGAGTGATGACACCTAAATCATTTTTTTCAGGTGCTGGTGTCGGAAGTGATTCAAGTTCAGCAAGACCAATGTCCAAACCTAAACCATAGTTAGTCAAACGTGTGTTTGATTGTGTCAACTGTGTCATGGTGTACCTTTCTTTATATTGAGAATTAGAGAAACACGTTAATCTAAATGACTAACGTAAGACCATGTTATTATATGCACATGGTTTGTCAATAGCAGAAAGTGAATTTATTTACAAAACACCTGAAATCATTGAAGAAATATTATTTATCCCAGAAAACCCCGATATTCACCTATCTTGTATAAGATGAGAACCTTGAGGATATCTTGTATCTTGTATAGGAATCTAATTGTTATCTTGTAGAATGTCAATTAGATATAAGGTGTCCTAGGTATCCATGGTATTACATTTGTAATCTGGTTTAACTTATGTAAATAAGATTAATGAAATGAAAAAACGATAGTATAAATAAATGGATGAAAATTTAATTTAATTCTCTACAAAAACAATTAAGTTGATTCCTAGTAGTTTTGCCCGTCTGCTAACTTATTGAAATCATTACTATTCGTATTTCCGTTTTGGATAAAACCGGAAACTAAGGATCTTTGAGGGGGGCCAAGGGGGGATTTCGGGGTACACATACGTAGTAAGGTATTCAAATTTTTGCACCAAATTATTTACAGTCATACAGAATACCGAACCCCATAGGATACAGTCTATAGTACCCTATATTTAAGTATACTCTAGTAGACCCATGGATATGGGAATCATAAGACACAGATTAAAAGCAAAAGAAGTAAAACTAAAGTACCTTACCAATGGTATACCCTAAGTATACCTATAGTATACCCTAGGTATACCCAAGTATAACTAAAGTCTAGTTCAAGGTACTACTTTCTACTACTTCTACTAATGATTACTACTGCTAAAATAAGTATACACAGGTTCCCCTAGGCTCTTAGGTTTACTAAGGTATGCCTTACTACCCTCCATAAAGTTCTCTAGTTCCATGTCTAATGCTTCTTCTTTTTGTCTATTACTTTCTACTTGTTGATCAGCACCTATCTGTTCTATCCAGTATCCTATTGCCATACTGAGAGCATCTAGTCTGTCATCATGTCTTAGTGATCCCCTCTCCCTAGTTATCCTAGTCATCTGGTAAAACAGTTGCTTCCTCAAGGAATCCTCAACATTGTACTCTTTAGTAGACTCATAGTCCTCTGTAATAACATTGGTATCCACTATAAGTCTATGTTGCATCATTACTGGTTCTAGGGTATCAATAATTCTTCTTTCTTTTTGTGTGTTACTTCTTACTTCTTCTATCCCAACAGGATATATTCTTTTTAGATGTGGTTTTAGTAACTCACTAAACATACCATCCCCAAAGTTACTCTCAACTAGTACCAGATTTACCTTGTAACCCTTTGCCAGTTTAACAAGGCTTGTCATTACCTCATCAGAGTACCCCCCACTAAACCCTCCTGCTTTACATAGGTACAAGTTACCATTCAGCATTTTGACAATAGCAAAAGCAGTCTCATCCTTACCTCTGCCACTAGGGTCTATACTCATGACAGACCCAGTATATTCTTGCCACCCACTAGGTAAATCTAGAGGACCATACCAACCATCCCCAGCTAGACCAACATTAGGTAGATCACTTAGTTTAGTATGGTTTAATCTTCCTGCTATTACTTCTTGCGGACCTTTATCTTTAGGTATATCCATAACTATTAGGTCTTGTGTCTTTAATGGATACCTATCTGCATCAGAAAGACTGGTATCCAGCATAAACTGAAGACTAAACCCTGCTCTCCCATAACTTAGTTCTCTTTCTTCTAGATCATAGCTATCAAATCTATCTGGATCTGTAGGTGACCCAGCTTCTCCCTTATGGTTTAGTATGTAGTCACTTAATCGTGTCCCATACTTCTCTTTTAGTTTCTGATCTGGAACTCTGGCACACCAAATCTTTAACTCATATCCTCTCTCTGGCAGTACCTCATAGAGTGTCTGTTCACTCTGAGGTGTACCTAAGAATATAATCCTCCCACTAGGCTTTAGAATAGCATCAAATTCCTTCACAGACTCCGCTATACGATCCCTCATCCCTTGAGTCATGGAGTTATTTGGTACTTCTATATCATCAGCAATAATTAAGTCTGCTCTGGACCCTGCCATTTGACCCGTAATACCCACAGATTTTACAGAAGGTGCGTGAGCAGGGGTAGAAGGGCCAACATCGAAAGAAATTTTACTCTGCCTCTGGTGGTCGGAGGGACGTAAATGTTGTAGCACAGGCATTTCTAAGATCAATCTCTGGGTAAATGTACTAAAATCATCTGATCTTATTTTACTTGCACTAACAACTAATATCTTTGTCTCAGGATTCTTTAATAGACTAAAGCAACAATAAGCAGAAGTAATATAACTTTTACCTATACCCCTAAATGCCTCAATGACTAGTCTACGTGGACCTTCTTCTAGGTATGTAGCTATATCTTGTTGGATTGGGGTTGGTTGTGGAAGATGTAGGTGGTTCCACACATGGGAGAGGAATATCGGGAACGTAAGTCTATCTAGTAACTCTGCTTCAGTTGCAGTTGTCAATAGACTCAGGTGGGGGAAGAGTATCTAGTAAATTCTTGAGAGGACTATCGGCTACTGGTAGTGCTTCTATGTGGTTATCTCTAAGGAATTGTCTAGCAACATTAAGATCCCCAGCAGAAGCATCACCACTAGTAATTCTAGTAAGTAGTTCTTGTGTAAGAACATTGTGTAAGCGTTCTAGTTGATCCTGCATATTAGGTTATAGCTAATTTATTTCTGTTACTTATTGCTTTTGCTTTCTTTTTAGCATCTGCTTTAGAACTAGCACCCCATGCTTTAAGAGAAAGTAGCAACCTAGTAGGTTTACCATCTTTATATTCAGGTCCAGCCATATTACCCATTCTAGCAAGGAAACTTGCTCTCCTAGGGTTATCACCTTTCCTAACAGGGGCTTTTAAAGTACCCCCTGTTTCTCTTTTATAGCTATCCCTACCTTTTTTATTTAATCCTCCAGAAGGATTTTTACCTTCCTTCCGTTGCCAAGCAGGAGATCCCATATTTAACTAATTCGCAGAGGATTCTTTTTAGCAGTCTTAGCACTATTGACAAAATCCTGTCTACTAGGACTACCTTTGGAACCCACTTTACGAGGTTTACCACCTCTTAGTCGTTTAAGATGTATATTTCTGTACAATCCTGGCTTTTGTTTAAGTAGCTTGGATATTTTCTGTTGTTTAGTAAGTTCCATCAGTAAATCTTGAGTGGGTTTTTCTTCTTTTTCTTTTTACGTTTTGGAGAATAATTCATTTTAGATAGCTCATTACGATGAAATACACGTTGACTAGATTCATTATGTGTTTTACCTGTGTGTACATGACCATTAGGCATTTTATGAGTAGAACCATTGTACTCAGTACCATCTTTTAGGTAATGTTTAACACCTTTCACTAATAACTCCATACCCAAGGACGAGGTTTGCTTGTATTAGGAATTAACATATCAAGATGTAGGAATCTTTTACTGTGATCACCTTTTTGTGATACACCAATCCCTGTCATTCCATGTTTAATAGCTAATTCCATAATTTTAAGAGCATCACCACCACTACATACTACATCTACTGCTCTACCAGTAGTATGAGGACCAGTTAAACCAGAACCAGACACTTGGTCATTGTATTCAGGACAACGATACCCACTAGAGACTATCATAGGTTTATCTAGTTCCATTCTGACCTTCTCTAGTGCTTGCATGAACTCTGGGACCATCTTACAGTCACCAGAACCTTTACATTTCATCTCATTTTCTGAGAAATGATCTGTAATCATCCCCATATCAATTCCTTGAGTGATTTGTGGGCATTATCCTTCATTGCTTCTACTTTTTTATCAATATCTTTAACTTCTTTAGAAGATAGTGTTTGATTCACTATATTTTCTGCTTGATTAGCAGTTAATTCAGTAAACTTTGATGCAATCATATTTTTAACTAGGTTCAACAATATCGCTTCCATCACTTCCTTTCTTTGGGGGTGGATCAGAGTTAATTATTGGTTCATGATCAGTCTCAAACCAATGCTTACCTAACATACCTATAATTGGTAGAAAAGCACCAAAAGCTAGGTTAATTAGATCTTTTGAAGATTGTGCAAGTTCGTCAGGTTTGTTAATCATAGTAATTACTAACCAACCAAACAAACTAAACGCTAATAGACTAATAAGAAATCTTGCCCAAAACCTAAGTTTCTGCATAGCAACATTAGGGTCATTTTGTTTAGCACCATTCCTTACAGTCTTCTTTTCGTGAATCTCTTCCATTAGTTTACTTTTGCTTCTGTTTTTAATTCTAAATCATCTATTTGATCTGCTATATCTCTAATGATCTTTATAGCATTGAACCAATGACTAGCTTTACTTGTCTGCTTATAGTGGAGGATTTCCTCTGCAAATAAATTAAATTTTATTTCAATAGAAGAAGTTAATTCCTCTGGGGTAGGATCTGGGGTCACTTAGATTTAAGAGTAAGTTCTCTCATAGCTTGGGTATTTTGTTCTAGTGCTATTTTCATAGACATAATAGCATCAGAAGACCTTTCTACTAGTTGCATTATTTTATCATCATTCTCAGCATCTTTAGCCCAAAATTGTTCTCGTTCTTTTCTTCCTTGATCCGTTGTATATTTAATAAACCAAAAACTAGCTATAATTACACACGCTGGTATACCTAGTTCCATTATTACATTACTTAAAGCACTTAATTCTGGCATTGTTTCTACTACTGTTTGAGGATAATAATAATATTGAGAATCAGCAGGATTAGGAAACTCAGGGAAGTTATGGTGATCCATTACGGCTTCGGATACTTGTCTTTTACTGCTTTGATCTTAGCTTTCCACCCATCCATGTCCCAGTAAATCTGATCAAGCTGGTCAGGAATTGGGTCGTAAGCTAAGGCTCGTTCACGTTGGTATTGTTTGACATCGTAATCTGCTTGAAGTTCTTTTATCTTTGCTTCAATTTCAGAACGAGATGGTTGTTTTCTTTCATCTTGCCAAAATATTCTATCCCAAGAATTATCCTCAACATATAGTTTTGCATCAGGTATTAATGCTCTAATTCCATCAAAAATACTGATTTCTTTTTTTGTAATCATGTCGCTATTTCCTGAACTATAAGTGTTGTAATTCCTGTTTCTTCATTCGCCCTAATTTCACTTCTATTAATGTAAGCACCTCCTCTGATAAAAGCCCCCATAGTTATTTGAGTATCTTTGGCATAACTTGTTACAATAAGATCAGAGGCCGTATAATTCATTACTGTGTAAGCCTCAAGAGATGCACTTTTCACTACTGCATCTAAAGTAAGCTGAAAACCATTAGTTTGACCAGCAGTACCTGGAGCTCTGTTATCTGTTGGTAAATAATTACTTGAGCTATTAGTTGCTGAAGTTCCAGTTTGTAATGTAATTGTTACTTGGAGATTATCATCATCACCATGTCCCCCTGCCGATGTATTAAACCAATATGCTAATTTTGAATTTGCTTTTTTTGTTGTAAAAGTGATTTCACAAACTTTTACTTCAGCACTTGCTTCTGTTTGAGAAGGGTAATTATCTCTAACTGTTTGTAGTACCATTCCGGCAGGGAAGGTCAGGTTACTTAGTGTCCCTGAATTAAGGTAAGTTGTTACTCCATCGGCTGACTTTAGTTGGTCGGCTTGTATGATACTAGGCATGATTTTTATTCTGGTTTATTGGGCCATTCAACCCCTGTTAGATTTTCTTTTTCATTTATTGACGGAGTAGTATTAGCAGGCAAATCACGCAAGGCTTGTCGGTAATTTTGCCATTCTGTTTTTTTATCATCAGTTAATTGGCAGTCAGGCATTTGTGTCCAATCAGACAAAAAAAGAAGGTTGTTTCTTTCTTGTATAAACTTAACTTCAGCAAATTCTTTTTTAGCTTTTTCGTTCATAATTTATCCGATTAAACAACCTGTAAAAAATGAGTGGTTTAAATTATCCATATAAAGATCTCGTGAATCGCCGGTTTCATTGTAAATAGAAATCCTTCTATTGGCAGTAAGGTATGAAAGGGCTGACATTGTAATAAGCTTTCCTCCATCCCAACTTTGCTGAGCTCTTGACAAAACTACACCATTACTATCAGAAGTATCATGGCTGTAAATTCTAAAATCATAACGTTGAGTACCCGAATGATAAGTGTAAAGTTGTACATGAAACAAATAAACACCAGCAACAGGAGTGAGAAAAAAATAATTGCTGGTATCAAAATTTCCGCCGTGATTACGAACTTCATCGTTAAAAGGTACTCTAGATCCGTTTCCTACTGCGGTAGATTGGCCTTGATTTCCATCTACAACAAAATGAGGTCTTGCAGAGTCAATAACATAACCAGCAGAACTTATTGAAATAGCATCTAGATCACTTGCACTTCCAATGTTACCACCATCACCAATAATTACACTATTATCTTTAAGTTTTACTCCATCAATACTAACACCATTAGCAGATGTAACTTCAGATATAGTATTTGCTTTTATTTCAGAACTCATGATGGTAATTCTTGTTTATTTTTTCCTGCTTCTTCATTACGCTGTTGTGCTGTTTTAACCCAACCTCTTGTAAAAGCGTCAGCAACTATTAGTTCCCTAGTGGCAGGGATCTGAACACCTTCGTCTAACGCACGTTTAGTGTAAATATCTACAATTTCATCAATAGCAATTCTGCACCTATTATGTACTGCATTATCTGCCCAATCTTCTGGAGATACAGATGCGTATTCTAACCCTTTGTATTGGGTATCATTTAATTCTATTGCAATTTTTTTCATTTTATTTTTTCCATAAATTAGCCTAATAAAAAAACTGAAAAGCAACAATATTCTGTAGATGTATCTGGGTGTGTATAACTTGTAGTCCTTCCCGCACCAACAGTATCTCCAGCAGACAAATAACGTGCATAATTGATGGTATTATTTGCGTGTTTTAAGTTTGTAATATATGATGACCAACCGTATATGTCAGCAGCTCCATTTTTTACAAGATAAAGCCCTAGATACCCATCTGAACTTTTATAACCGCTAAATATACCAACGTAATATACACCTGATATAGGAGCAGTAAACAGCCCTGTAGTGTTGTTAAAATGATTGCCGTTGTTAGTCTCAACTGAATCGTACGTCAATACACTGCTTGCGGTAGTACTATTGTACCCACGACAAAAAACGTGAGGGTTATTAGGTTTTAAAACATACCCATGTTCAGTAATCCCCAATAGTTTTGTAGATCCAGTATAAACTGAAAACTGTCCACTATTTAAATCGGTTGTGTCTGGTGCTGTTCCGCTTTGTGAATCACTTATTGCTGAGTCAATTCCTTTAACAGTAAACGTATGTGATGTTGATTTTACATTTAGTTCTGAATCCGCAGTCGTTACTTTTCCTGTGCTACTAATAGAAATAGCATCAGTATCACTTGCTGATCCTATTGTCCCACCATCGGGGATTACGATGTTGCTCATACGATCACCAGAGTTCCCAAAACAGTTAAAGATGCATTAACATCTAATACATCTATTGTGTTCCCCATTCCATTTCCATGTACACTACAGTAGTATCTTAAACTTGCAGGGGCATTAGAAGGTACAGTAAAAATAACTTTTCTATCTCCAGAGGATCTACCAGCATTAAAATTTGTAATATTGTAGTAATTTGTTTGTGTAGCAGATGCTCCATTTAATTCATAGGTAATCCCTGTTGTGTAACTATTTCCGCTACCATCTTTAAATGCTAAAGGATGCCCATCATTACTACTATTAGTTTGATCAAATGTATAGGTACTTCCTTTGTATAATTGTAATATTGGGGTTCTATCACCTTCTATAGCAAAAAAATTACCATTATCAGAAATAACAGTAACATCATACTCAACATTTTCTATTCCTATTGAATAAGGTCCTGCAATAACAGTATTCTCGTTTTTTCCTACTGTTACATTAGCAAACAAAGAACTTTTTGTTCTAACAATGCCTTGCTGATTACTTATCCCACTAGAATCAATTTTAGATATTGTATTAGATCCAGCACGTACTTCTAGTATATCTTTAGTAGTTTGTTGTATACCTGTGTCTACTGCACCTTGTTTCTTCATTATGCGTTCTCCAATACAGAAACAATAATATCCGCTTTAGTATCAATACTGCATCGTGCGTGTATCTTTGTAGTGTCAGAGTCAATTACAATTTTACCATCAACTAATTCAACATTTCCACCAGATGGAATTGCAACATTTTTAGCTATGTAAGTTACTGTGTTCCCAGAACTATCAATAAGACCAAAATCTACTGTTACTGTTGCTGTGTGTATATTTGCTATATTACACCCAATAAGGACATGACCTTTGTTTGATGTTAAAGCAGTTAAAGTTCCTACTAATGTATTTGCCGTATCATGAGCAGAAAAAGCATCATTTTTTAGGTTTCTTTTTTTATTTACAAATTTAGCCATAGGTCATCCGAGGGCAATACTGAACACAATTGAGTTAGATAAAGCATTTGCTTCTGTTGTTGCATCTTGTGTATCTGCATAAGTTATAGATGCTAACCCTGCTTCAGTAGGGGTTTGGTTTATATATTTAGAACTACTACTATCGTAAGCTATAATATCGTTATCAGCTATAGACGTAATATCTACATCTTGTAATTTATCTAATTGATTTACTGTTCCTGTTGATGAATCTACATAAGTTTTTATAGCTTTAGCAGAAGCCAAAGTATCATCGTTGTTTGATGTAGAACTTAAATCTGTATCTATAGCACTACCAGAAACACCAGTATTTAAAACAGGGGATGTAATAACTGGTCCTGTTAATGTCCCTAAACTAGCAGTATCAACATAGTTTTTAGTAGCAACATCATTACTGTTTGTAGGATTAGCTACACCAAAGATCCTTTTATCTACACCAGAAATCTGTACGTTGAATTGGGTAGTGTCATTGGCATCCAAACTAATAGACTCATCTGCTCTGTCTACTGCTTCTAATGACAGGAAACGTGCTTGGTTAGCAGAGGTATTAAGGTCCGTATCGGTAAGAACAGAGTCAGAACTAAAAGATACTTCAGCAGTTGTTCTATTGGTTAATCTAGCAATCCTCATTACCTGACTAGTAGATAATGTAGGTACTCCGCTACTTACAATTCCTGTAATATTAACACTTGTAAGAATAGTAATAGTACCACCACTACTTGAACCAGAAACAGTATACTCAGCACTCTGGACAGACCCAGTATCATCTGGAAGTCTTGTGCCTGTGTTATACTTCCTTACACCATCGAAAAGATGTTTACCACCAATCGTTACTTTAATGTTGGTAGTGTCATGACTAACTGCATCAAAGCTATAGGCATAAGCAGTACCATTAGCAGTAGTATGTTCTTGGTAGGATAAAGCCATTATCTAAGGAATGCTGGATTGGTTCTTGAAGGTCTTTGTAATCGTTGGATGTCTAGTTGTTTAAATTCTTGTTGCTTTCTAAATAATTCTGGATACCTCGCAATTAATTCTTGTTTTGCTAAATCTTTATTTTTTCTTAATTGATTCTGTAATATTGCTCTCTGTGTTCCTTCTGGTAAATCTTTAAAATACTTTTCACTTATCATTGGTTCCAAATATTTTTTATTCAAATCACCAGCAGTTTTTGCCCAGAAATGACGTTGTTCATTATTAAGAGCAATACTGTGTGTACCAAATTTTCCTCTTAATTGTATAGTTTTCCATAATGATGGTGGTGTTGATCTAACACCTAACTCTACAATTTTATTGATTAACTTAGATTTTTGTTTTGGACTTTTAGGTATTGGTGACACAAGTGATTGTGCCATGTGAAAGAATCTACCAGATCCAGTATTACCTAGAGTAGAAGACTTTACTGGTTCACCAACATAATTTAATTTAGGGTATAATTTACCACTAAAGTTTTTAGGAGTAATACCTTTAAGACTAGGAATGATACCCAGACCATCAATTATGTCAGGATTTCTGTTATAAAAATCTTCATACATAGAAGTAAGTAAATCAGCAGATCCAGTTTGTTCTCTTATCATTTTTGTTCCTCTAGCAACATCACCTCTTAGACCGCTATAAAAGGAAACAATAGGATTGTACGCAGTATAAAGTCTTTTTTCTGCATCCTTTTTATTCATAGGATCACCAGAAAAGATAGACATAATTTCAGCAAAACCTTTTAGCATTGCTTTGTCCTGCATCAGTTCCATCATTTGATAAACAAACTGAGCCTTCAGAACATCATATTTACTATTTACAAGTTCTGATTCTTGCTGAGTAAAGTATTGAGGATCATTAAAAATCCTCCCTAAATTATACATATCAGCACCGAAACCCAACATGGTTCCTATGGGGTCAAGCCTGTTAAAAGGTATGTACCCAGCTTCTATAGGTATCCCAAGTATATTCATTTTAGGTACAACAAAAGCATAAGGAGTCCCACCTTTTGACAATACATTTCTTCTAAGGTTAATGTCTTCTGGTAAAGACCCTGTTATTAATCCTGCATCTGCTAATAAATAAGCAGAAGAATACATTGCCGTTCCAGTTGCTAATTTTGCTACTGCTAATTGTTGATTCTTTAATCCATTCTTTCTAAATAAATCTTCTCTTGAATTTTTAAATAACATATTTGCACCCAAAGTTCTTTCCCCTGAGAATCTAAGGATGTTCACAATGGTATTAAAGAAAGGTATGTATATCTGACCTAAACCTAGAGGCATTTGCTCTCTAAACCTATTTGCTGTTTTTACTAATGGATTAGATTGTGGAGTAGCAAATACTGCTTCTAATGTCGCTTTTTGTGCTTCTACATCAATGTTCTCTAAATCCTGAAATTGTCTCATTTCTTCAGGAGTCATCCCCATGATTTGCTTATATGCCTTGTGGAATTTATTTGTATCTCCAGACGATACTTTCCTTGCATAAACATAGGCTTGTGAGGATTGTTCTGCACGATAAGCAAGTGATCTAAAAAACTCATCACTACTTAACAGAAACCTAGAAGGCAACCTTGATACATGACCTAAATTGTCAATAAAAGAACCTACTAATCCAGAAGGATTGATATAGTCAGCAAAGTTTTCAGCAGTAATTACGTTCCTTTGTACAAACTCTTGCTTAACAAAACTACTGTCAGAAGGAGCATCTTTTTTAAATGCTTCTTTTGCCATTTGCCATGCTTCTGAAAAATACACCTTATTAAAACCTTGTACCATTCCTGCTACTTCTACTGCTTGCATCCCTGCTTCATCAGAATTACTAAAAGTGTCGTTTAACCTTCTAGCTATTCTTTTTTCTGCATTAGTAAAAGCTAAAGCTATTCCGTTACCAAAAGAATTAGCAACTGTACTGTCTATACCACTAAGTAAACCATTAATGTATATTTGTCTTAATGATTGACCAACCTTACCAATAAGAGTAGGTGCATAACCTTTAGATATTTCATTGATAATTCTTATTTTATTAGGGTCATCTTTAATTTTATCAATCCTATCTATTTCTCTTTGCAATGCACCTTCAGGATCAATTTGATCCATAAAAAATTTTGCTTGGAAATCTTTAGCAGTTTGGCTAGAACCAGTCATTTGAAACATTCTACCAACTCTACCCCACTCACTTTTAATACCTTTAACTTGTGCTACTATACCAGCTTGTCTAGCTTTAGCATTCTGGTACATCATGTAAGTACGTTGTAAACCATAACCATCACTATTATCTACATCTGGATGTATTCTTCTTTGTTTTAAATAACTTTGTATTTCAAATATCTGCTTTACCCCTGCTTCCATTAATGTGATAACTGCTCTAGCTTCTGATGTCAGTCCGTTCATTTTTTTGTACAACGGATTAACTAGATCCAAATCTGATCCTGTGTTCTTAGCTAGATTATAAATTATTTCATCTGCTCTTTTCTTTGTAGTTCCCCAAGTTAATCCACCTTCGTACCTTGGTTTACCAGTTCTAGAGTCTATTATTGTTTCTGTAGCACCAGTACCTTCTCTACCTTTTAACAATAAATCGTCATATCCCTTAGATAATGACAGTAGCGTATTTTTCAAACTGTCATCATCTGTAATACCATTTAACAATCTACCGATAGATTTAGGATCTTCGTCCAACCAATTAAGATCATCTATTTCCCTGTCTTTTATCTCTTTTATCTCTTCTGGAGTAAAAGTTTTAAATATCTCTGGTTGTGTTTCTACATCCTTCTTTTGAAACAAAGAATCTATTTGTTGAGAGAATCCTTCTTCTTCTGGTGTAGTCTCTTTTAATAATGGTTCATCTGGTAATGTCTCACCTTCATCCAATAATCCTTCTTCTACTTGCCTTCTAGTTCGGTGCATTCCTTTTTTGACCCAACGCAATGAACTTAAAATTCCACCAAATGCTAATCCTAACCCTGCACCTTCTATTGAATTCTTTAACCTACCTACAAACTCATTATCTTTCTCTTCATCATCCATAGGGGCCGATAACCATTTAGTAATGGGATCATTTAAATCACCATATTCTCTCATAAAATTAGCCAACCTAGGATCATTTGCACCAAAAGCACTAAAATCTGCTACACCTCCACTTACCAATGATCTAAGAACAGGATTTTTTAATTTTTGCAATTTTGGTATAGTTGCTAATCCTCTAGCTATTGCTATTCCAGGAATTAAACCAGAACCAAATTGACTCATACCTCTTATAAAACCACCTACACCCGTTTCTGGTGCATCAGTAGTATTAATTTTACCATCAACTACTAAATCAAAACCACCAACGGATACATTAGGTAAAGAAACATCAAGACCAGAAGCCCAATTAAGGAAGGTTCCCATTTCATTAAGACCATCGATAAACCCTCCAGCAACTTGTCCAACAGTTTCTCCCAATATTGAATTTTCATCTTCACCAGTTTGTACAGTATTGAAATAAGGACTTTGTATATCGGGGCTGATTGTTTCTGTGTATTTATTTTGAAAATCGCTATAAGAATCTGGTTGGCTTAAATTATCTAAGAAACTATCAGCAATTGGAGTAGAAGTAGTCATTAATTTTTATCCTTGTGGTGGTTGCATAAAATCATAAATACTTTGTCCTTCTACATCGAAAACTAGACTAAATGGATTGGTAAGTATCTGAATTGTACTATCCATAAAATTAAAGAAATTATTGGTAGCACCTATATTCAATTTTCTAAAAAGATTTTGTTCCCATATCTCGTATGATTTAGGATGTTTCTCTTGCATTTCATTTGGTTTCAATACTTCCGCTTGTAAAATCCTAAAATCTTTTTCTATTTCTTCTGCTAACACTTCCTCTTTGTCTAATGAAGAATCGTTACTATATCGTTCTTCTGCTCTTTTTTTAGCATTACGATAAAAATTAGGATATTCCTTTGCTAGTTCATCATTCTCATGTACTTTTCTCCAAGCATCCGCATTTTTAGCATATAAGTAAGAAAAGTATAAAAACTCAGGAATTTGTGTATTAGGATTTAATTGTAAAAATTGTGAAGGAAGGGTATCTAAATTTTCAACATCTATAACTGTCTGAGACAAATCTGATTCAAAGTATTTCTGTTTTATAAAATCAAAATCATCTCCAAACTCTTTAATTAAACCTCTGTAGAATGTATCTTTTTGTTCTGCACTAGCTCTTGGGTTTAACCTTTCATACTCTCTTGCTTTTACTGACCATTGTGCATATAAGTCTGCTCTTGCTTTTCTTAGATCGTATGAAAACTTGTATTGCTGTTCATACATAGCAGGGTTACCAATTAATTTTTCCCCTATATGATCATCAAATACTTTTGTGTAGAATTTTATTGCTTCTTTATCCCCCGATACTGATAAAGCTTTTTGTAGTAATTTAGAATTTTCTTCTTTATTAATACCTTTATATTTATTAATAAAATAATTTGCTCCGTTAGGTCCAAATATCTCACTAAATTTAACATCACCTTTATCTATGTCTAGAAGAGCTTGATTAAATTTGTCTACATTTCCTACTCCACCAGAAGCATTAAAACTTTTAAATCTTTGACTGACTTCATAATATGGAAATAGCAGGTAGTTGTTAAATTCCATGTCAGCAATGGTTTCTATTGCTTTTTGAAACTCTGCTTTAGTTCTAATTCCTACTCTTTCTTCTACACCTTTATCGTTCTTTTTTGTCCTGTCAGGATTTGCAATGTTTAAAGATATTTCTGCTAATGCAGTATTTTTTTGTCTTGTTGCTCTTTCTTTTTCTTCTTTATCTAAAACATTTTCTGAATTAAACAGCATTTTGTCTAAATCATTAATTGCTTTAAGAGCAAACCTTTTGTAACCAGTTCCTTTTTCAATATCCCCATCTTGTATAAGTTTACCACCACTTCTTAAAACACGTTTATCAGTAACATTACCTGACAATGCACCTATTACTTGCTCTATTCGTAATTTTTCTTTTTCTGTAATAATTCTGCCACCTTCAGAATTAACATTGTCATACATATAGGCATCCTCGATGATGTATTTTAATGCCTCTGCTACTGCTACATCTCTAGGCAACCCTAATTTATTTACCCCATAGTCCGACATATCTCCGATATGCTCATAAAATTTTACATTAAATTTATTAGGATCTGCATTAAACACTTCCCCTTGAATTCTATCAGAATCTAAAGTAACTGCTTGCACTACATCTCTGTAGGTAGCAATTTTATCCTGCATATCCCTTTTTCTAAATTCAGCAAAAAATTTATCTTCTACAGATTCTACATATTTGTTTAATTCAACAACGTCTATGTCAGGGTTTTGTTCAATAATCTTACTTACCCTATTATCAATAGTTTGTTTAAATACTTGTTCAGCATTATATTTATTTGTATCTTTGTCTTTTTCTAATGTAGAAGTAGTAACACCAGTTTTGTTATTTCCCCAAGCCCCTTTTCCTATATAACTATTTGCAGTTTTAGTATCTTCAAATACTTGTGGAATAAGGTTTGGGTCATCATTTAATAATTTACCCTCTTTTTGTGCAGTTAATAGATTCTTTGTATTATTCCGTTCAACATCATAAACTTTCCAATTTTTATACTCAGGATCACCATCGTAATTAGGATTGTTTTTATTTTTAACTGCATCTGCTTGTGCTTTTAGTGCTACTTCTTTTGCCTTACTTTCTCTATAACTTTGGTAAGCACCAAAACCGCTATCAATAAGACCTTGTGTCGCTTTTAATCTGTCATTTGCCCAATCAATAAAATTATCTAACTGTCTTGTATCTTGTCTTCTATAAATATCTATGGGTCTTGCTTGAGGACGTAAGTTACTAAACCCTGCTCGTTGTGTTACTCGTTCTACCATAATTAATTAAGTAAAAAGAAAGTCATCTTTATAACCCGTGTCTCTACCATATTGGTATGCTTGAAATCCTGAACTAGTTACACCTAACAATGCACTTACTGGATCTGGTTTACTTGGTCCTCTAAAGCTAAATATCCTATCTTGCATCTTTGCTTTTGCTTGTAATTTACTTATCTGTAATTGATCACTTAACATAGCTAAATTTCTGGTATTAATACCTCGTTGCTCTGCAATCATTTGTTTAGAACGATCTCTATTTAAATCTATGTCACCAGTTCGTTCTAATATTTGTTGATCATAATCAGCAATAATAGCATTTACAGTATTACCAGAAAGCATATTAGCAGTTAATTTACCTACTACTTTACCTTTAGCTTTTTCCCCTTCTTTTTCTACTCTTCGTTTAGCAACAGTAGCATCTACACCTTCTTGTATGTTTTTCTTTTCTAATTGTCTTTGGTTTAACTCAAATGCTTCTTCTTCTTGGTCTTGTCTTTTGTCAATTTGAGCTACATCTAGATCGTATGCTTGTTCTGCTAATATTTTGTTTTGGTCTTCTAACTCTAAACCCTCTTGGTATGCTTTTTCTTGTGCCGTATAGTTGGCTACACCTTGGGCTATTAACAAAGCACCATAAGCATAGGGATTACACATTCTTTATCCTCATAAATTCTACAAAGGGAGTTCCAGCATACCCAAAATTAGGTATAACTCTGATAAATGAAAAACCTAAAAATTTTAACCATCGGATTGCGTTATGATTATCCACATCAACGTAATTATATAAAAGATCCCAATTAGTAGATAAAAGATCATCTACCCATTTCTTTCCTGTTCTTAAAAATTTAATTTCTATTCCTTCAAATTGACCATCACTTAATAACCAAGGGATTCCTATGCGGTCATTTATTGTACTTTTGTTCACACCAAACATACTTTTAATTACCCCATTATGAACAATTGTATACACTTCATTAGAAGCATAAAAACCAGCACATAACGAATCCACAGGTTTAGATCCACTTGCTCTCCATATTTCTTCTTTATCTTGAGGACATACTCTTGTTGCTAAATCAAATACATCTTCAATAACTGATTTACGGAAATAACTAGTTTTCCCTTCTTGATCTGATGTGGTAGAACCCTTCCCATTCAGCAGATTGGAATTCGCATGGGAGGTGAGATTCTGATAATAGTTCAAGTTTGATGTTTTTGGAGTTTCCAAGCAAAGGTACTTTAAATGATCCTGAGCCGATAATTGAGGTTTGGTTGGTTTTATTACTTGCTTGGGAGACTTTTCTTCCAGTAAAGAGTTTGTCATCTGTATCTTCTGTTATTCTGTTAGTATGAGTCACTCTTGCAGTAAAGTTACCAGTATTAGCAAAATTTAATGTTATATTTCTAAGTTGTAGTCTAGATATAGTTTGCGGTTTTTGACCCTGCCCTACAATTACTTCGCTAAACTGAAACTTAAACGTAAAAGACTGACCTACATAGATTGGATTACTGGCAGATAGAGTAAGTGCTTGTGCTTGTGCTAATGATAATGTGTTACCAGCTTTGTCTATATATTTAAGACTAGAACCATCACCATAATAAACAGTATCAAAGTTAGTTAAATTACTGTTGCTTGTTACTTTAACTCTTCTATCCAGTAATATTTCATGTCCAGTTGTTGTTGCTCCGACTGCTTCATCTTGTGATAATTGCACTTTTTCCAAGTAAACTTTATTACTCCTTTGTACAACCATAAATATATCATCTTGTACAAAAGTAATCGCAAGGATGTCAGCATCAAATTTCCATTGGGACCATGAGGATTGAACTTTATTTTGTCCGTTCCAATAGTAGCTATAGATCCACAAGGTTTTACTAGATGCACTATCATCAGTAATAAGACACAACATATTGTAGTTACTGCTGGCTATCATTTGTTTGACACCACCAGCAATGTATCTAGGTACATGACCAGTTACATCAGTTGCATCTTTTACTTCTGTATCTGTTTGTAAATAAAATTCTCTTATGGTACTAAATGCACCCCCTGGACTTGCAAAGAACACATATCTTCCTGCACCTACTGGAGTAGTATCTAAATCTGCTTCAAACTCTGTTGTTACATTAAGGCTAATATCAAGGGGACTAAGGAATTCTGCTGAACTAAGAATAAACTGAGTTTGATCAGAGAAGATAAGGAGGGATTCTGAGAAAGGAAGTGCGTGTTTTAAGAGAGAAACACGATTAGTAGAAACTGTTACATCAATAGGATCAGTATCAAGTAAGTTTAATACTGTAGGTCTGAACCAGTTAAGGAATTTTCCTGCTTCAGTAAATACGACACTTTCCTCAGAAAGGACACCCAACCTATTCTGATGGAAAAATATATCACTAAGAGTAGAACCGACAAAAGAAGGAAAGGGGTTACTGTCATCATCACCAGCAACACGACTAGTCCAACTAGCTTGTTTAATACTAAATGTCCCATTTGTCTCCTTTATAATCTGTAGGGGCATTGTACTAGGATCTAGACTATTCTGAAGACCAGTAGCTACTGTTTCTTCATAGATCCCTTTAGTTTCATCTGTAAGTTTTACATAAAAATCATCAGCAAATTTACTATTATCCCCTGTGATCTTTATGATCATATTTTTAGCATCCGTAGGACCAGCACCAGGAAGTTCTGCAAACCTAAGTGTACTATCTTTAAATGCTTGTATAAATCCGTTGGACCTTGAGTCTGTTACTCTTATTTCAAAGTCAGAAGTGTTAGAAGATTTTATATGTATTACAGAACCAGTAACAGTTGCAGATAAGTTACTAAATATTCCAGACCCTAATACATTGTCTAAATCTTCTTTTATTTTACCTACACCATCTGAACCATCATCTACAACATTTCCAAATGCAGTCCCATCAGTTAATGCTTTTGCTATTTTGTCTGTAGCAATATTAGCTTCTTTAGCACCCCCTGTTGAATCAGATGTAGTTACTTTTGCTACTTCAGTAAATCCAGATTGCCCTGCTGGTTTTATTTCTATTGTGTAGACATTAGCATAATCCCCACCCCTCACATAAACCAATGCTTCAGGGTTCCTAGCAGAAGTAACAGTTGAGCTTTTTGCTATTATTTTATTCTTATTAACCAGATAGGTGAAATCCGCTACAGTCGTAGCAGTAAAAGCAGTATTGGGGTTACCATCGGTGAGATAGGTTTTAATCTCGTTGAAGGTAGTACCAGAGGTAATAATGGTATCCCCAGCATCCCTAATATTTACAGTCTTAGAAGTTCCATCACTAGCATCAAATATTTTTACAAGGTCACCAGCAGTAGATCCTGTTCCACTAAATACTGCTATAAATGTTTCTGTACCTGACCTTCTAATAGGATGGATAAAAGTAGAAGAATAAGAACTATCTGATAGCTTTGCTACGTGTTGAGTTCCTGGCCTTTTCTTTAATCCTTTAACAGGATCACTATATCCGTTCTCTTGAAGATCCCCCTGCGATTTATCTTTAACTGTAGGTGCTTGTTGACTAACTCCATTCAGTAGAGAAGGAATTAGATCAGAGATTAGTGGCATTAAAGAAACCCTAGTCTTAACCTTTGAGTTCCATAATGGTCCCGATTCACTACCCGATACACAGAGTATTCATCGAAAACATTGTGTCCTGCTATTTGACTTTCTGCTTCTTTTAATTCTGCAAGTGATCTAGCTTCATCTTCTTTTTCATATCCATACAGTTGTGCGTTACCTATTACTTGTTGAGAAAAACGTCTACTAGATTTAATTCCTATATACCTCTTGGCACTCTCAGGTAAATTTTCAAATTCTTCCTGAGTTACAATATCTATATAGATACTTGTGTGATTGTCACCTACATCGTAGGTATGATTATAGGGATCGTAGAGTTTATTAACTGTACCCACTTTCCTCTGGATCATTCTTAGGTGACTACTGGTTCCTACACAATCAATTTTAAGTGTGTTTAGGGGTAATACTACTTGCTTGCTTTCCCCATCTGGAACAAATTTCTTATTATAGTCTGTATTAAACCACCAACCCTCAGATTGTGTTTCTCTATCTATCCTACCAATAATTGTTTCTGCTAATTCAGCATCAGTAAGACCAGAAGATAAAGCACTTACTGGTGACTCACCTATGCTTGCCAGCATAAGATTAACTAAGTCTAGTTTGGTTGTTGCGTTGTAGGACATTAGTTAGCCTTTGGTCTTCCTTTTTTCTTAACTTGGGGTTGCTCTTGTGACTCTTTTTTTAGTCTTAGTTCTTCCATTTCTCTCCATACTGATTTTGATTCACCAGCAGGGCATGGTTGATATTGTTGCTCTCTTACTATTTTATCTAAATCAGACATATTTACTTTTATTTAAGGGAGACAGGGGGGCAAGGGCAAACCCCCCTGAGAGGTAGAGTAGCCAGAGGGAGATTATAGCTACTCTAAGGGAACATCAACTACCAGTTGCACGTGCAAGGTAGCAACATTCAGGACGTAGTACACCATGTCCGACAGCCATCTTTGCTACCAGTAATGTACCTTGTCTACGAATGTCATATTCGCTCTCTGTTTGCAGATTCATAAGTTGTACAGTACCTACAGCACTTTTATGAAAAGCAAGAAAACGAGTATTACCAAGTGCGGCCGCATTGTTAGCAGTACCATTACCAAAATAGGTGTTATTTTCACCAGCAGTAGCACTACTAGTATTTGCAGAAGGCATATGGTTTGATACCAAAATAGTGAAACCAGCAAGCCTAGGCATATTAGCATTAGCTACATCACCTTGACCTCCATAGTCACGATTTACTGCTTTTGTTGAATCAAGAACATCATAAAAATCTTCAGGATCTAATACGATATACCTGTCATCTTTAGGAATGTCTAATTCATCAAACTTTTGGGCAGAATCAAATATTCTAGCAACTTTTTTATCACTAGTATTGTAGTCTGCATCATTAACTGCAATAGAACTTCCACCACCAGATCCACTATTAGTAATAGTAGTAGTAGTATTAGCACCAATATGTACTAATTTAAGAAGATTCTCGTCCATTCGCTTAGACAATGCTCGTCCCATTTCTGTACTGTAGACACTACGTACATCATAGTGGGATCGTGCTTCATCTAACTTATCAATGAACACATGGGAAACCAAAAGATCATCAATAGTAATAACCTTTTCGTTTTGTTGAGGAAGAGTAGCACCAGCAAGTTCAGATCCAGGTGAATGATATGAAGCAGTTGTCTTACCAAACACAGGGAATTGTGCGGACTTACCAGAACTAATTGTTCGTTTCATAGTACGTGAAAGCATTACATTTGCTTCTTCAAAGGCAGTAATAGTTTCACCACTAAATACTTTTAAAAATAATGCATCATCAGCGTTAGCATTATTTACCATACCTATTCGGTTTGGTGTTGAAGCGGAAGCCATAGTTATTTTCCTATATGATTAATGTTAAGGTACGACATTAATTACACCTTAGTCACTAATCACAACAAGTTGTCTTTCCTCAGAAAGGCTTGTTAATTACATGACATTGGAGTTCGCAAGTTTGTCGTGAACTTGCTTTCTAAAAGAAGGATCATCTTGGTAACGTGGATCTTTCATGTCCTGTGTTACTTGTGCCATAGAAGTATAGGCACTCGATGAATTTGTTCTTTGACCTTGGATTAAATTTGGGGCCGATCCAGTACCCATCTGGTATCGTGCATGAAGAGAATTAACTGCAAATTTAGCAGTCTCTACATTATTAAGGTCAACATTAGCATTGAATACATTTATCTCATCTTGAGATAGATTATCTTTTGCCCAAGCAGTCATTTTATCATAAGTATCCTGACCACCAACTAAGTTGTAAACAGACTGTTGTATTAGTTCTGATCTAGCTTCTTGTCCATCTATAAAATCATCTACAAAACTTTTTGGGATACCCGCCTCTTCCAACGCTTGATACGATTCATTAGAAAGTTCCCCTTCTCTCGCATACTCAGCAGAAAGAGTTCCAAAGTCCAGTCCCTTAGCCTCCACATATCTTTCAGCTTCCTCCAAAAATTCCTCATTTTCATCAGAGGAAACATCATCAGATTCTTGAGATCCTTGGGATAACTTTTGTTCCAGATTTTGGTAAGCATTGGCTAGATCCTCTGGTGAATTAAATTTCTCTGGTAACCACTCTGGTCTGTCAAATTGTTCTTCTACTACTTCTCCATCAGCAAGAGAAGCCATTGCTTCATCATGACCTTCAGGTGGTTGTGTGTTTTCTTCTGGTGGTACTGATACTTGATCTACCATATATCCCTTTTATTTAGTTGTGTATTTTCGGCCTTGCCATGTAAATGTTTTACTACCTTTTGCTTTCTCCTCGTTATATTTTTTCCTAAATGATTTAGCCATAGAAGAACCTTTACGATAAACAGGATAATTACCTTTAAAATCTACTGGTGAATTATCTTTATCTTTCTGCATTCTGTCTTTTATAGCTTCTTTGGAATCTAATCTTTTATTAGTGTCCTTGGTAGGTACTTTAGGTTTAGCTAACCCCCTCATCTTTTTTTCAGGACTATCTTTTTTCTCTGACTTCTTAGAAGTAGAAGCACCAATACCCAAAGCACCTAGTAAACCTAACAACATCCCAGCTTTACCTTTAGCTTTTAAACCTTTTGTTCTAATAGGTGCATTTGGTGTATTAGCATTTGGACTCCTAGTAGTTTTCTTTTTAATTCTTTCTACTACTTTTTCTCTTCGATCACCTTTTAATGCTGGTTTAGGATCTTTGACCCCTTTCATAGGTACATATTCTACTGTGTAATGACCTGTGTTAGGTTTCCCTGCTCTTTTATCTGCAATTAACTTTTCTGCTACTGGCTTTTTAATACTGTCAACTACACCATCCTGAAACTGTTTATAGTAACCACCTTTTTTACCACCCCTCACATATCTTTTAATTACAAAGGTACGCTTATTAGCCATGTAATCAGGTGCTTTATTTCTTTTCTTTAATTCTGTATCCAGATCCTTGGTAGGTATAAATTCTTTTTTTGGTCTACCTACTTGGTTCCCATAAGTGCCTTCACCTTGGGGCATATTATCCTTGTTGTTGGGGTTGTTGTGGTTGTAGTCCAGCCATTTGCATGATCTGAGGTAGTAGTTGTTTACCTATTTCTGGACCCATAGTTTTAGCTATTTCCATAACCATTTGTTGTTGTCTTTGTTGTTGAGCTTGCTGTTGTAGTTGTGCTTGCTCTTCCTTAGACTTCAACAACCCTTGAGGATCTATCCCTAGTGATACACCTACACGATCTATAAAGTCATCAATGTTAATCTGATTTAAGAAACCTTCTGCTCCAAGAGGTTGGAACATCTGTAACATCTGCATTAGTTTCTTTAAGTCTTCTGATCTACTCATTGCTTCTAGACCAGTAATAATTTGAGGTCTTACTACACCTTCTGGCAGAGGTGGTACTTTGTCTTCATCATTGAGTTTCTTAAGCATTAATCTAACTAGAGGTAATTGAAACTCTTGGGACAACAAACTAAATATTCCACCTAACCCAGATTCTATTTCATTAGCAAGTAGACGAACTTCAGTAGCAGTAACTCTCTCAGCATCCCTTTGTACAGAACCAGACATTAGAAATGCACCAGCAAGTCGATCACTAATAGTTTTAATCATGCTCTCAGCAATCCTAAAATCTACTGCTTTGTTGACCTGCAATACACTCACATCATTAGCATCCCCTTGGATGATTGCTCCGTTAGGTGCAGTAGCTAATGATCTAGCTTTAGTTGTACCATTAGGACGTACTAAAAATAGTACCTTTGCAGAGGATGCAGTACCTTCTACTAATGCTTGTGATAAACCTTCTAGTGAACGTAAGTCACCTAAGTATTGTTCTACTAATCCTCTTCCATAGGATTCACCATCGATCCTGTCAAACCTAAGTACCATCCAAGGGAAGTTATCTAACTTATATGTTCCTGAACTATTAGGTACTTCTATTTCTTTTACTTCTTGTCTAACAACCCATTGGTCTGCTTCTCTAATTATCTTTGTGTAGAGATCAATACTTTTATCTGAGTCATCATTAGTATCATCTTGTTGCACTTGGTTTCTTATTTCCTCTGGTAACATGAGAGGACTTACAGATTCTTTAACGATGATCTCTAGGACATTCCCCATAGCATCCCTTTGGCATACATATCTCTCCAAAGGAAATACTCGCATACCACCTTCTTCAGGGAAGTAAACTAAAGCATTACCAGAAACAATAAGATGTTTTAACATCTCAAAAGTAGGCACACGTACTCTTGTTACTTCTATTTCTGACATAACAGCACGTTCTATAGCACCTAATGCTTCCTCAACTGCCCCTCGACCTTCTTGTTTAAGTTGTGGGATCTCAAGATCATCCACCATTAGTCTAAAGAAGGGACCAGATGGGGGCAGTAAGGCGAGAAGTAACTTAGAAGCAAGAACATTAACTGCTCTAGCACCTACACTTTGGTATGGTGTAGGAAATATAGTACTAGATGAATGTCCTTCTGGAGGAATAAGGTAAGGTAAAGTTAGTTCGGAACAGTCCCTGCTTCTTGTAAGGAATATTTGTCTCTGGGACTCTAGTTGGGAATACCTTGAAGCACACGATTGGTTATTTATCACGCAGGAATTTGTACACCAACTGAGGAACTAGGAATCTTTAATGCACCAGAACGTACATCTTTCTCATTTCCCCTTCTTCGTCCTCGTCTTCGTCTACCAGCAAGAGTAGGATCTTCTAGGGTTTCATCATAACCACTCATACCACCCATCATTCCTTGTCTCTTGAGAGCAGTATTAATTTGTTTGCTGATAGAAGTACCAATAGCAACCGCATTATCTAATGCTCCAGTAGCTTCACCTCCAAGAGTATCTAATGTAGATTCCATATCTTTTGGGATGTCTGTGTATCCTTCAGCAACATTTGTTACTTCTTTTTTTACATCTTCTATTTGTTCGGCTACTTCTTCTTCTACTTCTTCTGTATTGGTGCTAGAGGTAGGGTTACTATCTGCACCACCCACATTACTTTCTGCACCCCCTGTTATACCACCAGTTCCACACATAATTTCCTTTAAGTTATTATAGTTGTTGTCCCTGAAGACTGAGATTGAGAGGGACTAGTAATAGTAGAAGGTAAATTTTCTCTAATCCTAAGACTGTTCATATTTTTTCTTTTCTTTTTTAGTCTAGGATCTATCTCACCTTGCCTAGCATCTAGGTTGGTAACCTTGGTAGGTGTAATGGTAGTATCCATTTCTGAAACAGAAGAACTACTATCATCATTATTAAGGTAATTTTGTGGATTTAAATTACGTAGTAACAACCCTGCACCAGATTGACTGTCAGGACCAACAAAGGTATCTACTGCATTACCTATATCTAAAATAGGATTCCTAATTAAATCATCAAATGCTTTACCTTCAACAGTAGAAGAAGTTCCGTCATATCCTCTTTTTCTTCTTTCTGCTACTTGGTCATACTCACACATTAACCTTCAAACTCCTGCATATCCCTACGTTCCATTAACCATTCCACCATTGCTCTTTTTCCTGCATACATAAATATTTCTCTTTCTGTCATATCAATAGTAGGACAAGCAGATGGGAATAGTTGATCTAGATCCTTTACTAACTGTTCTGGTATATCCAGATACAATTCTTTTTTACCCTCTAAATCCATAAAAATCGGTTTTCCAACGTAGTTAAAAAATATTTCCTATGGGGTTGGGTAATTTATCCCTAATAAAAGATCCTTATAACCATTTAAATCTGTTGTATCCCCTTCTCTTTGTATTCTTGTCAATCTTGCATTTAACAATGCTTGTTGATTTGTGTAACCATGTTTTTCATAGGTAGGTAACACAACATCATCCCACATATTTTTAACATCGAATGGTGGTACATCCCATTGTTCTTCATTTCCTATTCTATCTAACAAAAGTTTTTTTGCTCTCTTCATTCCCAAACCTTTGACACCTATTATATTATCTACAGTATCCCCAGCTATGGTTTGGCACATCCAAGATAAATTAGCTTTATTTTCTGTTATTTCTATCAACTCATCTTTTATATAATGTAATCCTGGTACTGTTTGTAGATCCTTATCAATAGTCACACATACTGCTCTGTTGTTCTGTGTTTTTACTGGTGGTTCTACTTCCCATAGTTTTGCATAAGGATCTTTAGCAGTAATAAACTCACCTATAATATCATCTGCTTCATACCCATCTTGTTCTATATTGTACTGATATACATAACCTAATCTTTCTCTTATTCTCCTGAGACACAAAGGTTTCCTCTGGTCTACTCTGTTCATCTTGTACTCAGGATAAATTTCTTTTCTAAAATTGTTTTTATGTGACCAACAAAGAACAGGAATAACTGTAGGATCTCTTTCTGTATCTCTAAACCCTTCTACTATTTTAGTAATGGTATCTATTGCTATATGAGTTGCTTCTTCTTCTGAACTCCAGAGTGTCCAAAGATCCTCATCCCATTTAACTGCTTTCTCTGCATTGAAAGCTGATCGGTATGCTACTATGTCTGCATCTATTGCTAGTATCGTCATTAGTGTGTCTCCATCCAAGAGTTTCCAATTTTATATTCCCCATCCAGAGGACATTTAAAATCATAATATCGTTCTGTCTCCAAAATTTTTTCCACAAAAACTTTTCCAACTTCATCCAGATCCAAGGTTTCACTAACGCTTACCTGAATCTCATCGTGTACCCAAAGAACTATCCTAGCTAATCCATTATAGGATCTAATAATTTCTTCATTTACTAAACTGATCCACCTTTTACATAATACTGCCCCAGCAGATTGTATTAAGAAGTTGAGAGCAGAATGAGTAGAACGGACAGGAATATGTCTACCATCCAGACCT